GCATGGCTCGTGGCGGTAAAGTTTGCAAGATGCGCTAAAAGGGTAACGCTATGATGAAGTGCCGGGGTATGGGCAAAATGAAGCCCGTAGCGTTTAAGAAGGGTGGTACGGTCAAAGACGACTGTTACCGCAAGGTGAAGGCATCCTATAAAGTCTTTCCTTCTGCGTACGCCTCGGGTGCTATAGCTAAGTGTCGAAAGAAGAAAGCTAGTGGCCGTTCGTAAAACCGAAAAGGGCAAAGCCCTAAAGCGGTGGTTCAAAGAGGACTGGAAAGACGTCAAGACAGGCAAGGCTTGTGGGCGTAAAAAGGGCGATAAGCGGGGAACCCCGTACTGTAGGCCCACAAAGCGGGTCTCTAGTAAAACGCCTAAGACCTCTGGTGAGATGACAGCGGCAGAGAAGAAGTCCCGTATAGCGCAGAAGAAGCGCCTAGGGCAACCGGCAGGGAAACCCAAAAGGGTTAAACCTTTGAAAAGGAAAAAGAAATAATGGCTACATCTGGCACAGCTACATTCAACATGGACTTCACCGAGATTGCGGAAGAAGCGTGGGAGCGTGCCGGTAGAGAAATGCGTTCTGGTTATGACCTGCGTACTGCTCGTAGGTCTATGAATTTGTTGACTATTGAGTGGCAGAACCGTGGCATCAACATGTGGACTATCGAGGAAGGCACACTAAACCTCGTAGCGGGTACAGCCACATACGCGCTGCCTGCCGACACAATAGACCTCTTAGAGCACGTTGTACGCACAGGCGACGGTAGCGTAACTACTCAGTCTGATCTAAACATCACACGTATTAGCGTCTCTACCTATTCAAGTATCCCTAATAAGCTCTCTCAGGGCCGTCCTATACAACTTTATGTAGACCGGGGGCAAGCTAACCCCTCGGTTACTGTGTGGCCTGTGCCGGACCAAGGGCCGGTAGGTGTGCCTTACTACGTGCTTAAGTACTGGCGTATGCGCCGAATACAGGACTCGGGGACAGGCGTTAATACCGCCGATGTTAATTTCCGTTTTTTACCCTGCCTCGTTGCAGGGCTTGCGTATTATATAGCTCAAAAAGACCCTGAGTTGATGCCCAGAATACCTATGCTACAGGGCGAATATGAGCGTCAGTTTGAGTTAGCAGCGGGGGAAGACAGAGAAAAAGCAACGCTTAGTTTAGTGCCGCGTATACATGGCGTGAGGTAGACATGAGCTACAAGTATGCGTCTGGGCAAAAGGCAATTGCTATATGCGATGTATGTGGGTTTCAGTACAAGCTACGCGAACTTAAAGAGCTGATTGTTAAGGGAAATAAAACTAACATTAGGGCTTGTCCTGAATGTTGGAATCCAGATCAGCCACAAAACAGGTTAGGGGAGTTTCCAGTAGAAGACCCGCAAGCTATACGTAACCCAAGACCTGATTCAGCGGAATTGGTAGCAAGCAGGGATATTCAGTGGGGGTGGGACCCGGTAGGATTGACCGACCCTTTTGGACTTACACCAGACAATTTGGAAGCCGTAGGTGCTGTAGGGCAAGTTACAGTAACCATAAGCTAGGAGACAGGAATGAAAAATAAAGCTAGGTCAAACGTAAAAGTACCCAAGGTCATCGAGTTTCCGAATGAGCCTACAATGTACAAAGTAGATACGTGCAACCAACCGCCTAAAGACATGAAGACTAGTGGCGTTAAAGTTCGCGGCGTAGGTGCAGCCACCAAGGGCACTATGGCCCGAGGCCCAATGGCTTAAGGAGTAGCAGGTGAATTACACCGAGCTAAAGACAAACATTGAGGACATTTGCGAGCAGTCGTTTACGGACGATCAACTTGCTATGTTTACTCAACAGGCTGAACAAAAGATATACAACACTGTTCAGATTCCTGCGTTGCGTCGAAACCAGACGGGTAACTTAAGTATAGGTAATAAGTACCTGATATACCCGACAGATTTCTTGTATACGTTTTCTTTGGCGGTTATTGATGCTCAAGGTAACTACACGTACTTGTTGAATAAAGACGTTAACTTCATTCGTGAGGCGTACCCCGGACCAACAAGTACAGGTACGCCCGTACACTACGGAATCTTTGACGATACTGCGTTTATCATAGGCCCAACACCTGATGCAGCCTACGAGGTAGAGTTACATTACGGCTACTACCCTCAGACTATTGTTACTGCTGGTACTACGTGGCTTGGCGATGAGTTTGATTCTGCGCTGTTAAATGGAGCTTTGGTCGAAGCAATACGCTTTATTAAGGGCGAGCCTGATATGGTTCAGCTCTATCAGAGCATGTATGTAGACGCTATGGCGCTACTCAAAAACTTAGGGGACGGCAAGATGCGGGAAGATATGTACCGTTCTGGTCAACTCCGTATAACCCCGCGTTAATTTAAGAGGAAAGTAAAATGGCTATTACACAGGCTATGGCAACATCATTCAAAGTCGATATTCTTGATGGCACTTTCGACTTCAGCAGCGGCACATCACAAGTATTTAAGATTGCTCTGTTTACTTCGTCAGCTACGCTAGACGCCACCACTACGGCATACAGCGTGACTAACGAGGTCTCAGGCACCGGCTACAGTGCGGGCGGAAACACGCTGACTATATCAGCTAACCCAGCTTCAAGTGGCACTACAGCGTTCTTAGACTTTGCGGACACCACATGGTCCTCAGCGACTATTACAGCTCGTGGCGCTTTGATCTACTTGGCTGACGGTGGCACTAACCCTGCTGTTGCAGTTCTGGACTTCGGTTCGGACAAGACTTCAACTGCGGGTGACTTTACTATTGTCTTCCCTGCGGCTGACGCGAGCAACGCCATTATCCGTATTGCCTAAGAAAAGAGACCCTCGTCATGGTGACTTTAGTAAACAGAGCTAAAATGGGCACCGCTACGACGGGGACTGGCACTATAACGCTAGGCTCCGCCGTAACTGGGTTCCAGACTTTTGCAGCCTCGGGTGTATCAAATGCCGATGTCGTTAGGTATACGATAGAGGATGGTGCTGCGTGGGAGATAGGTACAGGCACTTACACGTCGTCTGGGACCACGCTTAGCCGAACGCTTGACGAAAGCTCTACAGGGTCTCTTTTAAACCTTTCCGGCAATGCTGCGGTGTTTGTCACTGCCGCTGCGGAAGACATAGGGCCGGTAGCAAGCGTAGGCGGCACAGGCACGGTACAAGGTCTTACTTTATCTGGCACTGTAACAAGCTCTGGCAATCTGACTCTCGGCGGGTCTTTAGCCGATGTAAACCTTGCTACTCAGGTTACGGGTACTCTCCCTGTCGCTAACGGCGGTACTGGCTCTACTACTCTTACTGCCAACAACGTCATCCTCGGCAACGGCACAGGCGCAGTTCAAACTGTAGCACCAAGCACATCAGGCAACGTCTTAACCTCTAACGGTTCGACTTGGGTGTCTCAGGCCGTCCCTGCTACGTTGATTGGCGAGACCGACTCTGGGTCTCCTTTTAGTACATTCTTGGGTTATAACGCAGGTGTTAATACTACTGGCATATACAATACTGCTGTTGGCTATGACGCTTTAGAAACTAACACCTCAGGCATACAAAATACTGCCCTTGGGTATAATTCCCTTAACTTAAATACCACAGGCGATAACAACATAGCCCTTGGTAATAACGCACTAAGTTCTAACACCACAGCCGATAACAACATAGCAATTGGTGTAGTATCTCTTTCGTCAAACACCACAGGCACAGCTAACGTAGCTGTTGGGTATCTTGCTCTTCGCTATAACACCACTGCTGCGGGAAACACCGCTGTTGGTTCTTCGGCTCTTGGGTCAAACACCACAGGCGCAGCAAACGTAGCTGTTGGCTACCAAACTCTTGACGCAAATACCACTGGTCAGAACAATGTAGCCGTTGGTCAATCAGCTCTTGGAGCTAACATTACCGGACAAGGCAACACCGCATTAGGTCATCAAGCGGCTACTGCCACTACTAGCAACTATAACGTAGCTGTGGGCTATCAGTCCCTTCTTGCAAATGTTAGTGGCGCAGGCAATATAGCAATCGGCCGATTAGCACTCAGCGCAAACACTGTCGGTGAAAATGTAGCGATTGGGGGTAGGGCGTTATACCAAAATACTACCGGAGCAGGCAACACGTCAGTCGGCACGGAATCTATGGACGACAACACCACCGGCACAAATAACACCGCCGTGGGAATGCTTGCTTTGGGAAAAAACACCACAGCTTCTTTCAACACAGCCGTGGGACGAGAAGCCCTAGAGTTCAATACCACAGGAGCACAAAACACCGCTGTTGGTTATCAGGCGTTAGAGACTAATACTACCGCCTCTTTTAACACCGCATTGGGTTACCAAGCTCTTGAGTCAACTTCTACAGGAGCGAACAACACTGCGGTAGGGCACACGGCTTTATTTGGCAACACTGGGGGAGATAACACTGCTCTAGGCAGAGCGGCTCTTTATACAAATACATCCGGAGCTAGAAATGTTGCGGTAGGCTATAACGCGCTAAGGCTTAACTCTACTGGAACGGATAACACGGCACTAGGAACGGATGCTCTATACACTAACACAGGCGGGCTTAACACCGCTGTGGGATATCAAAGCCTTTACTTAAACACAACAGGTGCTAGTAACACAGCTGTTGGTAAAAATGCGCTTCGTTCTAACACCACAGGCTCAAACAACGTAGCTTTTGGTTATCAATCGCTTACGGCAAACACCATAGGCTACAGCAACGTAGCTTTAGGAGTATCGGCTTTACTGGCGAACACTACAGGTCGTGAAAATGTAGCAATAGGGCGTGAAGCTTTAAAAACCAATAGTACCCAATTGTATAATACGGCAGTTGGTTATAGGTCTTTAGCCGCCAGTACCGCAAATTATAATACTGCCGTTGGCTATCACTCACTAGAAGACACCACCACAGGCGATAGTAACACGGCACTCGGTGCTCTTGCCCTTAATAAAAACACCACAGCTTCTAACAACACCGCCATAGGAAGGGAAGCCCTAGAGTTCAATACCACTGGTGCAAGCAACACAGCTATTGGTGTACAAGCTCTTGAAGACAACACTACCGGATACAACAATGTTGCCATTGGGCGAATCGCTCTTAACAACAACACCACAGGCTACTCCAACACCTCTGTTGGTTATCAGTCGCTTTGGCTAAATACCACAGGCTACGACAACACCTCTGTTGGTTATCAGGCGTTACAAGACAACGATTCTGGTAATAGCAACGCAGCTATCGGAGTACAAGCGCTTACAAATAACACGACAGGGAATAAAAACCTTGCAATGGGTATCTATTCCGCTTGGCAAAACACCACAGGAAATGAAAATGTAGCGATTGGGTCTGAATCCTTAAAGTCAAACACGACAGGCCTAAAAAACCTTGCAATTGGCTCATCCGCACTTGAATCAAATACAACGGCAGGTAATAGCACAGCAATAGGCGCAAGAGCATTATTTTTAAGCACTGGCGCAAACAACACCGCCATCGGCAATGCTGCGGGAGACAATATAACCACAGGTTCTAACAACACCGTTATCGGTTATGAAGCAGACGCCTCTAGTGCCACAGTAAGCAACGAGATAACGCTTGGTAACAGCAGTGTGACTCGGTTCAGGATTCCGGGTATTGACGTTGACCTGACCTCTGCTCCGTGGCAACCGCTACTAAAAGGTTCTAACTATACAGCCAGTTCAGGTGAGTTTGTCGTAGCAACGGCG